CTTCGTTCAGTTTTTCATTCTGTTGCGTCCCGCCTTCATAAAGACGACGCAATTGTTCGCCGGAGCGCCCACCGAGTGCACCAGCGCCACGGCGGATGTCAAAACTAGGACCACCGGCCTGCAAATTACCAGGGGCGCCGGGGACGTTTACTTCACCGCCGTAAAACATGATCTACTCTCTCGATCTTTTTATTTTACTCTTCTATAACTTCGTATCCGGCTGGATTGTTGAGTTTGGTCAGAACAATCCCGTCACCTTTCATGTTCCACTCAAGGATATCGCCCTCAACCCAACCCAGTTCTTCCATGATTTCATCAGGGAAGGTTACAAACTGATCGCCGTTTTGGTCTTCTTCGATTTCGAGTATGTAACTCATTTCTCAAAAATCTTTTCCATAAGCTTATCAAGCTTATTGTTAATTTGTCGAAAATTATCGTGCATGTCCTGGATTTCTCTGAGGAAATCGGCCTTCAGCACATAGTCCAACGGCATGCGATTAACTTGATCTTCCAACATGTCGATTCGTTGTTTTTGTGAACTGATGTAGTCGAATGACTGCTGAATACGTTCCTTCTGGCGGTCGATAATCTTGCTTGCAACCCAGCCCCCACCAGTAAAGGAGGACACCACAAGGGTTGCAAACGCAGCGATATATTCGGGTCCCACTGAACGTATCGTTTTTTTAATTCTACGGTCAGTAATCGAGGTGCAGCTGCCCTTTCCGCGCTAGACCGTTAACAAGCCACACCAACGCATCCACACAGTCGTCATGACTACTTACGCCGAAGTTCGTGAGTTCCTCGAAGAGATTTGTGAAGTTCCGGTAGCGGTTGAAGATAATCTTCCGGTCTTCAAACATGCCCATGATTCCACGGAAACGTGCCAACTTGTCTGCACGGAAACCTTTCACGGGATGCCAAATCAAGTTGTAGAGACCTTCGTTATTCAGACAAACACGCTTGAAATCAGCCTCTAGAGAAGCCTGGTACTGGACTGCTTCTGACCAGACATCACACGTTGAGTAGGTCGGGTAGTAGTTCTTGTTTTCGTCAATCCCGATAATTGACCAATCATTTAGCAGTTCCTTGAGGGCGTCTAGTTTCTCCAGGTTGCCCATCACTCGAATGCGGCGATAGTCAATGATATGGATGCGATCCCCAATGCGGCCTCCAAGAATCATGACGGTGTAGTCGTTCTTTTCCTTGGTACCAGCAGAGAGGTCAACCCCGACGCCTAACGTGTCAAACTCCGTTGCAATCTCTGCCTTCACAATCAGTTCTGGTGCCAACGACAGTTCGTTCTGCCTGACGACCTGGTTCATGTACTGGAAAGAGAAGGCAATCGGTGCCTGTCTTTTCTTTTCCTTCAGGTAATCCAGTGACCACATCTCTGGCCAATACGATTCCTCTTCCCCTGTTGAAGGATTATTCAAGATCGCAGACAGCACAATCTGACTCCAGTTGTTCTGTTCATTGAACGTTGTGGAGTGAATGTCGTCATGGCGGAAGCGCGTACCTAGGCAGATAGCCCGTGCACCTTCAAACATCGTTGGTGCGATAACGGCGTTCCAGTTTTCCTGCATCTGTTTCCGGATGTCAGGGTTGGCGATGTCAGCGGCTGATTTGATGGCGTCATCAATCATCACCAGGTGAGAACGCTTGGAGGTCACTGAACCTTTCAAGCCTGCAGCGCAGAGAGTGAATTGTTCTTCACCAGTGGTGTCGATGCCTGCAAACTTGTGGTCGATAGACCAGTATTCGTTACTGGTGACGTTCTTCAGCAGACGAACAGAAGGGAAAACCTCTTGGTACCGTTTGCTTTCAATGATCCGCTTGATGGTTGCAGACTTGGATCGTGCAATGTCCACGGTGTAGGACAAGTACAGAATCTGCAGTGGCATCTTGGCGTGGGTGTGGATCCCAATCGCCCATGCCGTCAATAGACCAAGGACCGTTGACTTGGCAGAACCCCGTGGTGCCAGGAGGTCAACATTCGGTCCAGCAATCTTGATTAAACAGGAACTGTCTTCTTCAGTAACGAAGTGCCGGTGCCAGTGCTTGTGGTGTTCAGCTGGGGGTTTATCTGCAACGTACTCACAGAAAAAGCCAAAGTCTTCACGGGCTTTCTTTAGAAGTTCCGCGTTCTTTGGCTTCTTAATCTGTTGGCGCCGTGCCGCAGCCTTTGCGTTTCTACGGTATGCAAGGTGCGTATAACTAGGCACGACAACAAACAGTCACTAACTGAATGCTATCTTACTTTTCTTCCTTTTTGTCTTTCTTCTGTTCTTTATATTTACGTGCTTTGTCTAAGGCAGCTTTACGCTTCTCCTTGTCCGACATCTCACTGCCGTCTTCTTTCTTCGCTTCTTTCTTCTTGAAGTACTCAAGAAGCTGGGGTGGCATTTTCTTTTTCGCCATTGTTAATTCCTAGGCGCACATATAGTGCTCTACGTATGAACCTATTTTAGTGCAACTACTCTTCTAGTTGCATTCTGGCCCACACACTCATCGTTGCTTCTTCCAAGGGAATCTCGATGGGGTCATCCTTGAAAATAAACATCAATTCACGGATGGCACGATCAGCGCCAGCCATCAACAAGCCTTTCCGGTCACGGGTACTCGTGAACTTCTCCACCTGGTCAATATGGCCACGGAGTTCTTTCTGCATGGAAGCAACACGAGCAACGCCTGCATCGCGTTTGACAGCACCGTTTTCTACGTCTTCGCGCAGCTTACGGATGTCCTCCTGCATCTCGTCGATTTCGTACAGGAGTTTTTTACGGTGATCAGGCTTCTTGTAATTGGCTTTCACCCAGAGATCACACGGGTGAATACTGCCTTTGTACCCCAGAAATCGGGCATACAAATAGATCTCGATAACTGAGTAGTTATCAGAGCAAAAAGCACAGAAGGATTCCTGCGTGGCGGCGTCTAAGTTATCGACCCAAGTGTCGAATAACTCAATATCGATAAGCTCGTTGGGCCTGTTCGTAGTCCCGCTTTTCGTCTTCTTGACGGAATCGCTGCTGTTGCGCTGCGGATTCGCGGCTTTCGGTTGCGCCCCTACCGATGGTTTCTCGTTCTTGCTCACCGGCACTCTCCATTTTCTTCTTGGAAAATTCGTAAGCCACGCCAGCAGCTTGCTTGTACTTATCTAGATCAAACCAATCATCGACGTCGGTTTGTCCTGCGGGTACGCTGCTAGTCATGGCTTACAAAATCCTAGAGGAAATTATCAGAAATTGCCCATCATGCCAGCCAGACCGGTGGCAAAGATGTCACGGCGGCCTTCGAGAGACTTCTGACGCTGCTGGCGACCCTTAGAGGATTCCAGGCGGGACAAAAGATCTTCGAACTTTTGAATATCAAAGTAGTCGTCGGACGCGCTTTGTCCAGTGGGGGTCGACGAAGTCATTTCCTTATTAATTACGGAACTAGATTAATTATAACAAGTGAATCTTTAGAAGCTAAACGTTCCGACAAGGGAACGATAGAGGCCACCCTCTTCTTTGATCTTCTGCAGTTTCTGCTGGCCTTCGTTCTTCAGTTTCTGGTTCTCCTTGTTGATTTCACCCTGGAGGTTGGTTAAACCAGCACTGTACAGATACTGACGGGTGTCACGAACATTCTGCAGTTGTTCTTGAATTTCTGCAGGGGTTCCAACAAACTGATCCTTGAAATCAGGAGTCTTAATGCTGGTGCGGCCTTCAAGATCACCGCCGTACTGGGGCAGCAAGCTCTTGTCGAATTGGAACGTACGCTTTCCGGTACGCTCGCCTTTATCATCAAGCGTTTGTTGGCCAAACTGCGTGTCGTAGTAGTTCTCCAGGTAGCTCTTGTTGAACTTCTTCTGGTACTCCTGACCTTTTAGCAGGGAGTCCTTCAGGTCTTTGACGTCGCTGTAATAACCGGTGCCAAAACGCTCTTTCGCTTTAGAAAGCTCCTCTTCGGTTGCAGCCCGTCCAAGGATCTCTTCGTAGGCTGCCTTGGTGCCGGTCTCACGGCGGCCAGGGAGTAATTCCTGGGTGTAGATCTTGGTGAAGTCAGCGACAGACTGCTCGTCCGGTGCCAGGTCGTACTTGGCGCGGTAATCGCGGAGCTGACTGGTTGCGTCGTTGTAGCTGATTAAGCCTTGACGCAGCTGGGATTCAAGACCAGTCTTCAGGCCACCAAAGCCAGAACGCGCAGCTTCTTTACGGGCTTCTGCGGCAGCTGCTGCTTCAGCTTTTTCGCGCCGAGCACGTTCTTCGGCAGCTTGCTCTCTGCCTTGTTGGTACTGCAGATACTTCTCAAAGGAGTCATCCTTTGGGATGTTCGGTGACTGATAAGTTACGCTTCTACCGCCGCCCATGATTTACTCCTTATACAAACAAAGTTTCGACATCGACCGGAGCAATACGTCCGAACATACCAGCCATCTGCCCTTGCTGTTGAGCAAGACTTTCTTTCAGGCGTTGCTTGTTTGCCCGACGGCGGAGTGCCTTTGCTTCTTCTGAGCCTAAGCCAAGAACAGCGCGGCGTTCAGCCATGTTTCCAGCAAGCTGCATTTCAGCGAGGGGACCAGCTTGAAACTTAGCTGCCTGCATTTGGCGGCCAAGGTCTAAATCTGCGGCAGTTTCCCCAAAGACCCGTTGTCCAATAGCGCCCGCTTCTTGGAACTTGGCCATGTTGCGGCCTTCCATGATGCGGTTTTTCAACGCATCTGCAGAAGCCGCCATA